CAGGAGTTCGGATTCATCAATCCGGTGCTGATCGACAGCAAAAATATGATCATAGCCGGACACGGAAGGGTGCTGGCAGCGAAGAAGATCGGCATGGACAAGGTGCCATGCGTCAGAATCGAAGGACTGACCGACGAACAGATCCGGGCATATATCCTGGCAGACAACAGGCTCGCAGAAGACGCAGGATGGGACGATGATATCCTGAAAGCAGAACTGCAGGAGTTGAAAGACAACGGCTTCGATATTTCACTGACCGGCTTCAGCATCGACGACATATCGTTCGAGGATATAGACTTCTCGGACATCGACGAAGGCATCGAGGAGCTGGAAGAAAAGGCCCAGGAAGAACCGCAGGCGGTCATGGGCACCAGATACAAGCTGGGCGACCACATACTCATGGTGGGCGACAGCACAAAGCCGGAGGATGTAAAGAAACTAATGGGCGGGATATCCGCAGATTTATGCGTCACGGATCCTCCATACAATGTGGCACTCGGATGGCATATGAGACCATCAGAGGCGAAGCAGCTACACAGACGCAAGGACGGACTTGTAATCGAGAATGATTCCTTCGAGGACGAATCGAAGTTTATCGACTTTTTGACGAAAGCCTTCTCGAATATGAGAACCGTTCTCAAATCGGGGGGGGTGTTTTACATATGGCTATCAAGCTCCCACATGCAGAGCTTTCTGCAGGCTTTAGAAAATAGCGGACTTCAGATGCGCGAGTTTTTGATCTGGGTAAAAAATATATTTTCCTTCGGCCGTCAGGACTACCAGTGGAGACACGAGCCCTGCATATACGGATGGAAAGACGGAGCGGCGCATTATTTCACGGACGACCGGACAAAGTCAACAGTCTGGGAAAAGTTGACCGACATCGACGCATTAACGGAGACACAGGCGAAGGACATCCTGCGCAAGTTCTACTCAGAGAGGGAAACCCCGACAACAACCATTCATGAAAACAAACCGGTAAAATCAGAGCTGCATCCGACCATGAAACCGGTGGCGCTTATAGAGAAGTCCATCGAGAACAGCTCGAAAGAGAACGAGGTCGTTCTGGACCTTTTCGGAGGATCAGGAACCACACTCATTGCGTGCGAGAATAAGCACCGCAGATGCTTTATGATGGAATACGATCAGCATTATGCCGACGTAATCATCAAGCGATGGGAAGACCTCACCGGAAAGAAAGCAGAAAAACTGGAAGACTAAAAGAAACAATACCGTGAGCGTGGGCACTGCGGGAGGGATAAACATATGGCAAAAGAAACAACCGAAACAAAGAAAAAACTGACACTTAACGAACAGGCGAACGAGATCCTGGCAATTGCAGAAAAGCACGGAGTGGAGCAAAACTTCTTCTTTCTGACGACGTTCAAGCGCTACCAGGTACAGATCAACATCCTGAACGATCTGGAGCGACAGATAAAGGAGCAGGGCTCGCTCGTTACAAAGCAATACGTCAAAGGGCGCGAAAATATATACACGCATCCGGCAATCGGAGAATATAACAAGACAGCGACAGCAGCCAATCAGACGGTGACGACGCTGGTCAAGATCATTAAGGAGTTAAGGGACAACGAATCAGACGCAGGTTCTGAGATCCTGTCCTTCCTGCGTGGCGAATAAGCGGCCAAAGAACTGGCCGAAGGAGTACCTGAAAGCAATCCAGAACGGAAAAGAAATCGTTTCTAATAAAGTCCGGGCTGTATATGAGCGCGAAGTGGCATGGATGAGGAAGCCACCTGCGGGCTTTCCGTATTACTTCGACGCAGAAGAAGGACTCCGACACATAGAATTTATCGAACGATTCTGCAAGCATTCAAAGGGCAGATTCGCACGGCAGCCGATAAAGCTCGAGTTATTCCAGAAGGCGAAGATCCAGCTCGTATTCGGGTGGCGGATAAAGAAAACAAAGCTCCGCAGATTTAAGGAAGTCGTGGACATCCGGGGACGTAAATGCGGAAAATCGACCGAGACGGCAGCAGTCGAGTGGGACGTATTTCTGAACGACCGGGAAGCCGGTCCGGAGGTTTACTGCACGGCAAACAAAAAGGACCAGGCAAACCTCATTTATGCGGAATGCGTAAACATGAGGATTCAGTCTCCGGAGCTAAAGGCGATCACCAAGAAAAGACAGAGTGATATATACTGCGCCGGTAATATGGGCTTTATAAAATGCCTTGCATCAGATACCAGTACGATGGACGGATTAAACCCGAGCTTTTTCAGCCTTGACGAATTTCACGCGATGAAGACCTCGGCGCTGTACGACGTAATGATCCAGGGACAATCGATGCGAGATCAACCGCTTGCTTGGTTGATAGCCACGAACGGATTCGTTCGGGAAGGCTTCTTCGATGCGAAATATGGATACTGGTCAAGCGTAGCGATGTGGGAGCCGGGATTTGAGGACTACACCGTCCTGCCTTTGATATACGAACTCAATGACCGCTCGACCTGGGCGGATCCAGAGCACTGGCCGGAGGCGAACCCGGGACTCGGCAAAATAAAAAAGATAGAGACTTTATCTCAGAACGTAGAAAAGGCGAAAAGGGATCCCTCATTCCTGCCGACACTACTCACAAAAGATTTTAATTTACCGGAGAGCGAGTTCGCATCCTGGCTGGCATACGAGGAAGCAGTAAACGAGACGACGTTCGACATCGAATACGTTTCAAAATCATATGCAATCGGCGGGTGCGACCTGTCAGCCGTAGGCGATCTGACATGCGCAACGCTGCTAATCCAGAAGCCCGGAGACGTCAACATATATGTCCTGCAAATGTACTTTATACCGCAGTCAAAGATTGATTACGTCGAAAAGACCGGAGCAAAGGAAGCACCATACAAGCTCTGGGCAGATCAGGGCTGGCTGCGTATATGCGAAGGCGCGCAGGTCAACTATTCGGACGTAACAAAATGGTTTATAGAGATGGTCGAACAGCACGACATCAGACCGCTCTGGATCTGTTACGATAGAGCACTTTCCGGATACTGGGTACCGGAGATGGAAGGATACGGATTCGAGCTTGAAAAGACCGCGCAAGGTCCATACACCTGGAACCAGCCGATGAGGGAAATGCAGGCAGCATTCGCAGAGCATAAAGTCATATACAATAATAACCCGATACTTCGATGGTGCCTGCTGAACACCGCAGCAAAAAAGACCAAGTCTGACTCGCTGGAAGTAATGCAGCCGGTCAAGATGCAGACAAACCGCAGGATAGACGGAATGGTCAGCCTGCTGAACGCATGGGTGGGCTTTTTGAAGCATCAGGACGATTATTCAAGATATTTAAGATAAAGGAGCGAAAACATGAGCTTTTGGGATATCTTCAGACCGCTGAAAAGCGCAAAACAGACACGATGGAAAGAGCTGGGAGCATATAGCGCCATCTTCTCTCCTTTCGGTCAGAATATGTGGCAATCGGACCTGGTGCGCTCATGTATCCGCCCGATAGCCGAACATTCGAGCAAGGCGCACGCAACCTGCACAAAGCCGGATATAGCGAAGATCCTGAACACAAACCCGAACCTTTACATGAACGGGAAGGACTTCCTGGAAAAGATCAGGCTTTGGCTCGAGATAAAGAATACAGTTTTTATATACATATCCCGGGATGATACCGCAAGGGTGACTGGCTTCTATCCGGTACCGTATGCGAGCTTTGAGGCTTGGGAGTACATGGGCGGACTTTACATCAAGTTCACGTTCAACACCACGACACAAAAGGACTTCGTATTCCCCTGGGAGGATCTGGCGGTCCTTAGAAAAGACTATTTTACCTCGGACATATCCGGAGACGATAACGGGGCGATATTTCCAAAGCTGGAAGTAAACAACACTGCTGACCAGGGCATCGCGAATGCGGTCAAGGCAACAGCAAACCTCCGAGGCATACTGAAAAGCACAAAGGCGATGCTTTCACCCGATAGCTTAAAGGAGCAGAAGGAGCAGTTCGTAACGGACTACTTAAACCTTGAGAACTCCGGCGGAATCGCATCGATTGACGCAAGTCAGGACTTCATTCCGATTACGATGAACCCATCCGTAACGGATTACAACACTTTAAAGCAGATCCGCGAGGATATACAGAGATACTGGGGAGTGAACGACAACATCATAATGTCGAAGTTCACAGAGGAAGAAATGGAAGCATTCTATCAGGCAAAGATCGAACCTTTCCTGATAGCGCTATCTGGGGAACTGACAAGGAAAGTGTTCACGAGAAGGGAACAGGACCTCGGGAATAAAGTCCTTTATGAATCGAACCGCTTACAGTACGCAAGCAACAAGACAAAGCTGAATATGGTCCAGCTCGTCGACCGAGGAATAATGTCACCGAACGAGCTGCGCCAGGTATTCAACATGGCACCATATGAGGGCGGCGATGAATATATAAGACGACTGGATACTACACCGACCGGAGAGACAGCACCGGAGGACAAGGAGGATGGAAATGAGTCTGCTTGACAAGATAAACAAAGGCAGGGAATACCGCAAGATGCAGATGGACCTTACCATCGCAGGCGAGGATGCGGGAACCTATAATGTCAGAGGATATGCGACAACTTTT